TTGACCGTGTGGTTGCGGGTCAGGGTGCGCTCTTGGTAGCAGTGTATGCTGTCGGTCATGCGTCGTATTTTTTGCAAGCAGAAGACGGCATACGAGATTCCGAAACGTGAGTGGAGTTCAGACGTGTCCTAAGCAGGGCTTCAGGCTGAACATTGCCCTGCCAGGCTCGATTGCTGGCGGCGGCGCTCGTGAAGTGTCATCTACGGCACGCGCCATGATCGCGGTGATTGATCGTCTGCACACAGAATTTCTGGAGTCGAACGAGCGGTCGCAGGGGAAACTGCCGGTGCTGAAAATGAACGGCACGACCGTCATTGAGACCAAGGGCCCCAAGGGAGTTACCCGCAACTATTCGCCAAACCTGACTATCGCAAGCTGGGTTGATCGTCCCGGCACGTTGCCCAAGAAGGCGCAGACGATTGCCGTGGCGCCTGCAGCTTCGGCATCGCCTCCCGCCACCGGCTCCACGGCGGTTCCGCCTCCCCAGGCGAAGGCTGCAGCCCCCGCCGCGAGCGCGGATTTCGGCTGATGATCATAGCAGGCATAGATCCAGGCCTGCACGGCGCCGTCGCGATCCTTGATCACGACGGCAGCCTCCTGAACGTGTTTGATCTTCCGACCGTTGAGGAGGTTCACGGCAAGGGAACCAGGTCACGCATTGCGCCAGCCCTTCTGCAGGATGAGCTTATCGGCGATGTACGCATTTCGGTGGCTTATATCGAGCATGTCTCTGCGTCTCCTCAGATGGGCGTCGTTTCAGCGTATCGCATGGGAGAAGCATCTGGGGCCATCCTGGCTGTTCTCCAGTGCTGTGGCATTCGCACTGAACTGGTACGCCCGCAGGTCTGGAAGAAGGCCCTGGGATTGACATCCGACAAGGATGTCGCGCGGGGTCGGGCGATCGAGATGTTTCCAAGCCAATCCGATCTTTTCAAGCGAGTGAAGGATCACGACCGGGCCGAGGCCTGTTTGATCGCGGAGTTTGGGCGGAGGATGTCGCGGTGAAAACCGAGGAGATCCTCGCCGATCGCGGCAGCCGATATGGCAACTACCTAGACCAGACAACTATCTCTGGCGAGCTTCGCCGGTGCATGGATTTCTGGGTCAAGGAAAAAGGCACCAAACTCGCGCATGACCAGGCGGATAGCCTGGTGATGATCGCAGTGAAGATCAGCCGCATCATCAACGGCGACCCCGACTATGCCGACAACTGGCGCGATATTGCCGGCTACGCCACCCTGGTGGCTGAACGCCTTGAGGGGAAAACAAGATGATCAATCCATCTATGGCCATCATCACCTTGGCGATTGGCTGCGTGCTGTTCGTGGCCGTCATCATCTACATTCTATGGGATCTAAACAGATGAACGCCTTCTTTGCCGGAATTGTTTTTGGCGCGATTTTCATGAGCTCGATCGTCGTGGCCTACGTCACCCACCGCTGGCGCCCGCGCCCACGTCCGCCCGAGATTGAGCCCTGGAGCGACGACACCTACCAGGCGCCGCCCGTTCAAACCCGTATCCTAGTCAATAAGAGGGAGATCACACTGTGAGCATTGCCGCTGTAGCCGAGGCCCTTGATAACTTCTCCGCCAACGACTTTGTCCTGCGCGACAACCTGCTGGGCCACCTCGACCGGGAGCTTGCCGAGATCGAGGCCGAGCGGGCCAAGATGAATGCTTTCCTCGACGCGCGCCGCGAGAAGATCGCCGAGCGCAAAGTGTCGATCACAGCTGAGTTTGAGGCACGCTCCAACGACATCTACGCGATCCTGAACGGGAAGGCGTGACATGCCGACTAGGAAGCAGCCGCATGAGAACAAGTTCCACATCGGGAACGGCTCCGATACAAAGCACTACTGGCTGACGCCGCCGGATGTTTATGACGTGCTGAACAGCGAGTTTAATTTTACGTTTGATCCGTGCCCATACCCATTGCCGGAGGGCTTTGACGGTTTGACTTGTGAGTGGGGGGCATCCAACTACGTGAACCCGCCGTTTGGTTCAATCATGCATAATGGCAAGAAAAAAGGCCCGACAGCCTGGGCGCGCAAAGCAATTGCGGAGATGAACAAAGGCAAGGATGTCGTGCTTGTCTACCCGGTCGATAAGTGGGTTCTAATGCTGCTCAAGGTTAGCAGCGAAGTAATGAACCTCGGAGACGTTCGCTGGCTTGCCACTGAAGATCAGACGCCCGGCAAAGGGACGGGGCGACATATCGCAGCTTTTGTTCTGAGGGGAGCTAAGTGATGCCCGCCGGTTGGATCCAGTGGCTGATGTTCCTGTTCTTCGCCGTGGGCGCGCTCGGCGGCTGCATCTACTTGGTGCAGCTGGTGGCTGATGTCGTCCGCAAGTTTTGAAGGTTCCGACGAAATGAGCAATATCCCGACCGCTCGCCAGCACCTGCAGGCGATTGCCAAGCGTCTGCAGGTTGGCAACATCACGAAACCGGAGGCTGCGCGTGAGATCCGCTCGACTATGCAGCTGCTGGTCCGAAAGCCTCCGGTGCGTCGTGCGCCGAGGGTCAAGAAGTACGTGACGCAGCGGCTGATCCGCGAGATCTGCGCATACGCCAGACTTCACCCGAGCATGCACCTGCAGGACATCGCCACTCACTTTGACGTTAACATCGGGCGGGTCTCCGAGATCCTGAACGGGAAGCGGTGATGCCCCGCACCGCCGCCAAAGTCACCCAGGCTGACATCGCCCGCGTCCTGCGGGCGGTGGCTCAGGCTGGCACGAAGATGCGGGTCGAGATCTCGCCGGATGGCACCATCCGCATGGAGCCGGTGGAGGGGGTGGCGAACAAACCCGAGCCGGGCTACAAGGGTGAAATTAAGCTCTGGTGAGGCACCATGCCGAAGCTGCTCCCGAAATATGTAAACCGTATCCGCACGCGGCACGGCAAAGTGCTGTTCTATTTTCGCCGCCGGCATGGCGAGTATGTGCGCTTGCCGGATCTCGGCGCTCCTGATTTTGACAGAGCCTATGCCGCCGCATTGGCCGGTGTCGCCCTGCCTCCGCCGCCGAAAGCCTCAACCGAGACGCTGGAGTGGCTGATCGAGGCTTATAAGCGCAGCACGAAATGGGCGCAGCTGGCTGCCAGTACCCGGCAAATGCGCGACAATATCCTGAAGCACGTCGTGCGCGAGGCTGGCCACGTCCCGTACCGTGCGATCGGCAAGAAGCACATCAACGAGGCGATTGACCAAAAGGCACCGCACGCTGGTGCCAATTTTAGGAAGGTCATGTCGCAGTTGTTTTCGTGGGCGGTGTCGGTTGACAAGCTGACCGTCAACCCGGTCGATAACGCCAGCCGCCCGAAGACAAAGAGTGCGGGCTTCCATACCTGGACCCCGGAGGAGGTGCAGCGTTTCTATGCGCGCTGGCCAATAGGCACCCGCGAGCGCCTTGCCCTCGACCTGGCCCTCTTCACCGGCCTGCGCCGCTCGGATCTCGCCGTGGTGGGCCGGCAGCATGTCCGCGAGGGGGTGATTTCGATCCAGGCACAGAAAAACAAGACCTGGGCCCACGTCCCAATCTTCAGCCACCTGCGCGCATCGATCGACGCGGCACCGACCGGCGACCTTGCCTTTCTCGTCACAAGCCGCGGCACGCCCTTTGGGAGCGCCGCCAGCCTGGGGAATTGGTTCAGGGATGCGTGTGTGGCTGCCGCCGTGCCGGGGCGCCTGCACGGCCTCCGTAAGGCCGGCGCGACCATAGCCGCAGACGCTGGTGCCAGCGCGCACGAGCTTATGGCGATGTTTGGATGGAAGAGGCTCGCAGAGGCTGAGCTTTACACAGAGGCTGCCAACCGGAAACGCCTTGCGGCAGTAACGGCGGAACGTATCGAGGACAGTTTTCTGCCTAAACCTCGGTCCCAGGTTTAGGCGTTTTACTCATAAGTCGCTGAAATTACGCGACTAAATTATGAGTTGGCGACCCCGGTTGGTCTAAAATCTACCACAACAAATCAAACACTTAAATGCCTAAACCGTTCTTTTCTTGGACATTGTAGCGCAACGGTTATTTTCGCCGCCACCTAAACTATCCTAGCTGCGTGATCTTCACGATGCAGCCGGTGGGGATTGCCAGCCGACCACCCAGGGTGCGCTTGTCCTCATGGTCAAAATAGTCTCGGGCAATCGTAATGTGCTTTGGCCCCTTGGACAGCATGAAGCCGACCGTCCGCACCGTCACCGGCGCCAGCTTGCCGTCGTCGTCCTGCCACTCTCCGCCGCCGTCGAGAATATCATGCCACTCGACTAGGACGGCTTTCAGCTTTTTGCTCGCAACCATTTGAGATATTCCACCCCGCTCTCGACATCGGCATAGGCAGTGACGCGGCCAGCCTGGGTGGTCGCCCGCGGGTCGATGATGGTAAGGATGGCGGCGCCCTCCTTCTGCTCATGGTGGCCCAGCTTGCGGGCATAGTCGTCGTTGGTCTTGTAGCCTTTGACCCGGATCATCACCGGGATCGTGCCCTTCTCGGCCATCTCCCATTGGCTGATCGCCCAGTTGTGGAGGTGGCCGCAGACCAGAAGGTCAGTCCGGTCGCCGAATTTGGCGGCCTTCACGGTTCCGTGAAGAGGGTTCCACATGGAGTTGCCGGCAAAATCATGGGCGGCGTTGATGCGGAACTCGGCGCCGTTCTTGAACTTAAGAACAAAACGCGCCTCCCAGTCGTGCGTGACAATTTTCTGCGTCTTGTGCTTTGCCGCCATCATGGCAAGGATCTCGGCGCCGTCGCCCCACTGGTCGTGATTGCCAATTAGCCACAGCATCCACTTGATGCCGCTGTCGAGGAGAAACCAGGAGGCGTATCGCCTGGCCGTCTTCACGCTGGCATCCTGCTTGGCGTAGAGGGCGGTCAGCCGTCCAGCCCAGTTGTTGGTAGTGTCGCCGATGTTGGCCCCGTATAGCCCCGGCGTGTCACGGCAGAGGGCGGCGTGGCGCCTGAGAAGCTCCCAGTCGCAGCCTCCGTCATCAAGGTGGGGATCGCCGAACCATAGGATGCCAATGGGTCGGTCGTCGTTCACCTTCACCGGGAACCAGGTGTGTGCCTCATAGGACGCCTTGCGGAGCTTTGCGCGCTCCTCGGCCATGTCGAGCAGCCTCTCGATCGGCACGTCATCGGTCGGAAAATTTGGGAACTCAAGTTCATCCTTGGGCATGTCGAGGCCACGCGCCTTGGCCGTCTCCACACCACGCTTGATGGCGTTTCTGGTCATGCCGGTGGCTTCGGAGGCGGCCTTGTAGCTGCCGTACAGTTTGGCAGCCTTGAGCCGCTCCAGGCACTGCTCGTCAGTCAGTTTTTCGCCGGCCATGTGTTTCCCAATCCTTCAGGCTGCCATTCCGTTTCCGCAGCCAGCCGTCGTTG